CGGACTCATCTCCAGTGACACTGATAGGCACTTAAAGCCCTGATCCATTGCCGATAGCAGGCACTGAGAGGCGAATAAAGATTTCCCCGCGCCATTAATCCCAGCAAGTACCGTTAACTCCTCTGGGCGTAGCCTAAACTTTTTGTCGAACACCCTAAAGGGGAGTTTTATACCAGTCAGTTTCTCACCAGACATGTAATAGTTCATCACCTCGGTGGCGAAATCTGACGATGGTTTTATTTTTCTTTCGACTGATCCGATGTCTGAGTATTGCTTAATGTCGCTGTCGTTGATTTCCAAATTTTTCTCCCGTTGACCCAGCCCATGCCGTGTCGGTAAAATTGATCGAACCCCCTGAGTTTTGAAATAAAAAATTGATCCCAGTTGGCCCCCCTTATTCTGTGTTTGGCTGCTGGCTGAACCCTCCGTGGGTTATTATGATCGTTATCGAGGAACTTGTTAGGTATTGTACCAGACATTTTCTGCAAGCGGGCATATATTTCCCACGCCTCGATCATCATTTTATCTGATACTCCCCTGATTCTAGATAAGATGGTCAAGCACCGAACAGCACTTTTCATCATCGTGTCAATCTCAGCCTCGCCCTGGTGACGGTGAATCGCCACCACTCTCTTGGGGATATTCCTGAGGATCCTGATTGCTCTTTCTTTAGGCATAGTTGCGGTGGATGGTCGTATCGCCGAAAAAGGAACCTGGACGATAAGAAACAATACGACCTCTCAGACGCCACCGCTCACCTGTCAACCTTCCCATCGCCCTACATTTCCGAATATGTGCCGTGATATGGGTTAGGCTCCTCGTCTTCCTGATGCTCCCACTGGTGGGTGAATGCCTCGTTGTTATACATGCGCTCATCGTCCACCTCTTGAAGAGCGGTTATGCAGAGGTGCTTGAGTGTTTCAATGTGGGCAACGTCTATACCAAAGTCGATGCCATTAATGTTCAGTGCTATAGCACCTCCGCTATGGACGATATCCAGGGTGTCGATCTCAGGGTTTTTCATCCTATTCCCCCCTCGTGTCAAATGCGTAATCCTGCAACTCTTCGAACGTGATTTCTGATTCGAGAACTTCCATCACCTTTTCGATGGTGGACTCTGGCAGGTATCTCCACATATTTTGGGTGGAAAAGTTCATCAGTTCCCATTTGACATCATCGTGATTTTGTTTTGTCAGCATTTCAGTTTCCTCTTGTTAGTTGGTATAGCCAGTATGACAGATGTTCGATGGTCTGTCAAGATGAGAATCTTAAATTCTCCTCAAACTCTATTAATTTAATGTCGGCTCGTTCCACCCAACGCCAATGGCTACTATCTATCAAAGATTCAATAGCGATGGCCTCTTTACCATTGAAACATTGTGCGCTGGGGTTTATTTTCAACACGATCCACTCGTGTTTCCCTTGTTTGCGTAACTGTCGGTTACGTTGGTTGGTGGGTAGTAATTCTACCTTATCACCAATTTTAAGAACCGTCAGCAACTCTCTCTGCATTTTCAGTGATGTCCTTTACATAGCAATCCCCCATTTCCTTTGCGTAGGGTGAATCGACCGCACAAAACCATCTCGCGTAAGGATTGGCCTTCTCCTTCTCTGGGTTCTGATACTTCTTCAGAACCTTCCAAGTCCACCCGTGGCCTTCCCAGACCTCATAAGGGTTGTCCACTGGTCGGGTCTTTCCGCATTCATTTTTCATAATACTGCCCTCAGTAATAGTTGGTTTTACCATACTAACATGGGTTGCTAACCCCTGTCAATAACAATCTGCACACTATTATCTTTTAATTGAATACCCCTTTAGAATCAAATACTTAGTAACTATAGATAATATGGGTAGAACAAAAGAATTAAAATATGGTATAATTTGTTTTGAGCGTTGGACTCTTAAATTATGTGGCTCCGTTCCTGCCACCATCCATCAAATAGGGAATAGGTTTAGGACGCGCTTGACTGACAACCCCGGCGCGATAACCGTATCCTGCAATCAAGTGTACCGCAGGGAGTAGTACCAAATCAGGTTTAAGTGATGCAAAGCCCGAAAGGGATCACCCGCCTCGCTAATGCGGTGTTTAATTGGCCCCTGATAATATCCTGGCCTCAAGGTTATATCCCCTGATAGGATGTCCTATCACATAGGGGGTTGTCTAGTAGTGCGTCCAAATTACACTGTTGTATAAAAACAACACCCCATAAGGGATAGACCGATGAGCAGCAACAGAGAAGCAAGGGCAACTAGACGGAATATGGTAGCCAAACATAGCCGTACCTTTAATAAATCTTATGCCATACGGCCTAGAGTTGCCTACAATCGCAAGTCTAAGGCCCAGCAGCGGGTTTTACGGGATACCCTAGTGCCTGACACTGGTTAGCCGTAAAATCGCCGTGTAGCGCATTACAGGACGTTACAGGGCGCGTTACGTTGCAGGAAGAAAAAACCCGCCCTTTTACAGGCGGGTCAATGGTCAGACCAGAAAGTAACTGAGTTACTTTGACAGGGTGGTTGATAATGACTTTTTCATTGTACCGTGCGCCCTAAATCCGACTATATAGGGGCGCTCACTAGCGCATAACTTGCAGTCTATACATTGTACGTTTGACGTTTCGGCTGGACAGCACACAATTTTTCTACCCTTTGGGGTGCGTGACACTTTGGGCGCGTCACTGGGTACTACTACTGTCACGGGGAACCCCGTGTCAAATTTTAAATCCGCGTCAATTAAGTTATCGGCACTCAAATTTTGCACAAACCCTAGTGCTTTACTTTGCGCCCATATCGCTAGATTATGCTCGTTTATTGCGTGGTGAGTGTAATCAATATGTGGATTCGGCAGGGTACATTCTACCTTGTGTTTATATTCGGATTCTAGAATATTCCCGTTTATATGCGGATCATCGCCAGCGAATTTTAACCGAATCATTCGCCCGCGCGGAACTGTACGCAATTTATCGTGAGTTTCCCAAAAATCCCCGCCACGTTTACCGCTTGAAACTTGATTCCAGTGTAGGCCAATGTGACCCCATTTGGCGAAACATGGGCCTTGTCTAGGGTTGCCATTTTTGTCCAGTTCTACCTCGCCGTTTGTGTCGCGCCTATACCGTAGCGCGCAAGTAGGCGGGCAAGTATCATCGCCCGTTGTAGTACCTGCAACCGGGCCTGTTTTAGAGTTGCCCGATACACCTATAAAATGTGCATTAGTCATTGTCTAATTCTCCAATTGTTTCGGTTATCTCGGTGATTGCATCGTCGGCCCATAGTCCGCCCGAATGGGCGCGGTATTCTTCGACAGTCTTTTGCGGCTTTAGGCGCGTGATTTTTATGCCGTTTTCGATGTAGGTGTATTCTATTTCCACTATTCAACTCCTGCCATTGTAGGCTGTTCAATCTGGGTAGTATAGCCTAATTTATTTATCAGGCGCAACGTGTCCAGTGTCAATGTAGTTGTTCCTGCAATCATTGCGAATATTCGCGATTGCTCGCATACGGGATACACAACCTTTTTCCCGTAATTGTTATCAATTTTTACTGTTAGTTTCACGGTCTTTCCTTTGTTGGTTGACACTGCAATGCCCGCCACAATAGGCGCGAGCATTACACTGGCAACTATTTGACCGACTTTATAAGCCCATTTTGCATTGTAACTTGGGCGAAGAATTCCCGACCTAGCCCAGTGATATGCGGGCGATTAGCGCCAGTCATAGTGCCGTCGCTTTGGTATTCGGGTCCGAACATTGATGTTTCAATGTAATCTAGCGGGCTGCCGATGTTAGACTTTAACTCTTTTTTTGACGGATAATTGAATACGATCATTTTAATTTACCTATGTTGGGGTTTATTAAGGGCAGGGTTGCCCGGAAACGAAGATTACCATAAAAACGGTGCTTGTGCGACTAATGTTTTTATAGGGGTATAAGGATTGTTTATATCATATTGTGCCCCCATGCACACATGCCATCCAAAAGCAAGGCGTTTATTTTTATACCCGTATAAATAGAGTTTATGACAATGCGGTAACTAAGCAACCAATTCTGTACCATTGCTTGATAGTCTTGATAGTTAGCGTCCGTTGTGCTAGATCAAATGCAAATGAGAATCATTCGTATCTGATATCCGCGTGATAGCCGTATCATGCAAATGAGAACGATTCGCATTCAAGATTTCAGCCGTATTCGCGCTAAAGCCAAATGCGAATGATTCGTATTCAGCCTGGCATGCGTCAGACGATTGCTGCATGGGGTTGCGGCGGATGCGAACGCGAACGATTCGTATTTACCCCCCCGTGGCCCCCTTTTTTTTCTTGTAGTATAATATATATTCTACCCACTCACCATCAGGACATTTAACCCTTCATAAGAATTCACTAATATGAACGATCTCTTACGCAGACTACAACAGTACCACGGTGAGGGGCAAGAAGGTCTATTGGGTAGGTATGATACCAATGTTGAAAATACTCTTGAGGGATCAATATTTGATGAGGGTTTGGCATTAAGGAGCCAGCAGCCACGATCACAGGAGCAGGAAGATTACTGGAATCAAGCAAACTACGATGAGTCGTTGCTGGGCCTGACAAGGCCACCAAGCACAGAAACAAGCGCAAGGGCTATAGTGGATGATGGAACCGCCAGAAGCGCCTTATACGGCGCTGTAGAGCCTCTGATGAGCCATAATATTGCTGAGAGTGGGCCAGAAAAATGGCTAGACCCTAGAAACCTTATCGCCGGGTATGCAGACTTCGCTGGCAAAACTCTAAGCCAAACAGAAAATCCCACCCTTGGTGATGCTGCGATGGCCTCAGTTGACGCTGCCGCATTGAGTGCTGGAAAGTTAGTATCCCAGTTTGTGAAGAATCTAAGGAATTATGTTCGGGGTTTTTACGGTGGTAATCCCGCTTTGGGAGTAGCGAGAAATACCGCAGTAGGAGTGCTGGATACTGGTCAAGATTTTGTGAGGAGCCTGTACAGAGATGTTTCAATATCCTCTGGTACGAGAAAGGTTGTTGGTCAGGAACTAGACCACTACAGAGAGTTGCGGGCATTAGGGGAGTCTGGTGGATTCACTGATGAGATAGTCAAGGGAATGAGGGGGTCGGCCAGAAAGATACATGGTCAGTTAGGACAGAACATAGTACATGGCAGAATGATGGGTAAGGCTCCTGAAAAACTAAAGCCTTGGGCTGATAAAAATTTCGGGGAAGAAATCCCCTTTGACCGTGAACTCGCAGACGAGATGTTTGATGATGTAGATGCTCAACTGATCTACGATATGTCTAGGGATGCTTGGGGCGGTGTATCAGGTGGCCTAGTAGGGAAAGCCCCATCTCAGGCCCTGTTTATAAATAAGAAGAATACTAGGGTTGCTGGAAACTCATTCAATGATATCGTTTCATCCAGACAATTCAAAACTCTCAGACGCTTAAACGCTAAACATAATCCCAAATCAGCAAATGAGTGGCTTAATGCCCTAGATGAATACGATCCCAACTGGTCTAAGAATTTAGCAATACCTCGTAAGAGTGTCGTTCAGGGAACAGATGGAGTCTTATTTCAATTCTCTCCCGCAGGAAAACAGGACTATCTTTTAGGTGGCTTTAATGCTATACTAAAGGTTAATAAGAATGGCACTGCCAAGATGTTCGGCACTGACAAGCAGGATATCTTCGGTATGAAGGTTCCCGGTGGAGCGGATGCTATAATAGGGATAGGTAATCAGAAGGCTGTAAACTTTAGTGGGAAGGAATTAGTTAAAAAACTAAAAGGTCAGAAAACCCCTAAATACACACCACCTAAAGAACCCAAACCTGTAACTACTAAATCCGCAAAGGAATCACAGAAGAAACAAAAGGAGAGAAAAGGGTTTAACTACCTATCTAAAGAAGATGAAAGCAGAGTGGATACTTTACTTAGTTCTGTGGGCGATGTTTCATCGGCCCGTATTGGGGCTACTGCTGCCATAGGTGGTGGACTACTGGGATTATGAGAACAGATAAACAAAACACATTCATAGACCAATACTGCCTACATGGTAATGCCGCTAAAGCCGCACAATTGGCAGGGTATTCCCATCCTAAACAAAGGGGTTACG